GCGTATCTGCTTCGACAGGTTGTACCGGCAATCCTTGAAATGATTTATGAACTGATATACGGAGAGGAGGAACCGGAAGATGACACAAGCGGAAACAGAAGCAATCGCACAGGGAATGTTGCAGATTACAGACGAGTTCCAGAGGCAGACCGGAATCGCAGACGAAGTGGTTGACAGAATCATAGAACACAGTTTTAGAAAAATGGAACTGGTACAGGCACCGCCGGAATACATTTTGCTGTTATTGCCGGACGAACTGAAAAATTATTGTTTCAGATGTGCGGTCAATTCACAGGGAATACAGAACATGAGAGCAAAGGAGGCTGGAGTATATGTGTGATATATGCAGACAAACCCCATGCCACCCAAGATGTCCAAATGCACCGGAGCCGAAACCTGTTAAAAGGTGCTGCTTGTGCGGCGAGGGAATCTATGAGGGCGACGAGTACCTTATCACGACGGACGGCTGCGTATGCAAGGACTGTCTGGAGGATTTTTCAATAAACCAGTGGTTAGAACTGATAGGCGAGAGCCTGACAACGGCAGAAAGAGAGGAATAACAATGGCAGAAAGAAAGCAGATTACAACAAAAGAATATCTGGCAGAAGTCAAAGGCGGACTGGAGAATGAACTCAACCTGAACGCAAAGGCTTTACCGGAAAACTTCAATCAGTCCAGATTTGTCCTGAACTGTATTTCACTTATCAAGAGCAATTTGAGCAACTACAACAATATCACACCGGAATCCGTTTATCTGGCACTTGCAAAAGGAGCATACCTTGGACTGGATTTCTTCAACGGAGAGTGCTATGCAATCCCTTATTCTGGAGAAGTCAATTTCCAGACAGACTATAAAGGGGAAATCAAGCTGGCAAAGACCTACTCTAGAAATCCAATTAAGGACATTTATGCAAAGAATGTTCGAGAGGGAGATTTCTTCGAGGAGATTATCGAAAGCGGCAAGCAGTCGGTTAATTTCAGACCGGTTCCGTTCTCTGACAAAAAAATCATAGGTACATTTGCGGTTGTACTATTCAAAGACGGAAGCATGATGTACGACACCATGAGCGTTAAGGAGATAGAGGAGGTCAGAAACAATTTCTCTAAAGCAAAGAATAGTAAGGCTTGGGCGGCTACACCGGGAGAAATGTATAAAAAGACAGTTCTCCGTAGATTATGCAAGCTCATTGACCTTGATTTCAATTCCCAGCAGAGATTAGCGTATGAGGACGCTGGAGATTTTGACAAGGAAAAGGCAGATGAACCGGTTGCTGATGACACAGTGAATGTATTTGACGCAGAGTTCAAAGAGGTAGAACCGGAGAATAAGGACGCTGCAATCATTGAAGAAATGGGATTAGAGGAAGCATAGGAGGTAGTGGCAAATGGAGTTGACGGCTGAAAATTATTATAGTCCAGAAGCCAATGCGGAATATATGTCGGTGTCACAGTTTAAGTCGTTCGCAGGAACGGACGGAAAGCTGGCGTGCGAAGCAGAGGCTATGGCTGAACTTCGTGGAGAATGGGAAATGAAGAAAACAACCGCTCTCATGGTTGGGAGTTATGTGGATTCCTACTTTGAGGGAACACTTGATGATTTCAAGAAGCGCACACCGGAGCTATTCACGCAGAAAGGAACGCTGAAAGCTGATTATCAGAAAGCAAACAGAATCATTGAAAGAATCGAGCGTGACCCATTCTTTATGAAGTGTATGAGCGGAGAAAAGCAGGTCATTATGACCGGAGAGCTTTTCGGAAGTAAGTGGAAAATCAAAATGGATAGTTACATTCCGAACACCGTAATTGTGGATTTGAAAGTAATGGCTTCAATCACAAAGCACGAATGGGTAAGAGATTTAGGACCGGTAGATTTTATCCGGTACTGGGGCTATGACATTCAGGGTGCGGTATATCAGGAGATTGTACGACAGAATACAGGTAAAAAATTACCGTTTTACATTGCGGCGGCAACAAAGGAAGATGAAACGAACATAGAGGTTATTCATGTTGCAGACAACTTCCTGCGTGACGCATTAAGCATTGTAGAGGCAAATATGCCGAGAGTTCTTCGAGTAAAGAACGGAGAGGAACAGCCGCATAGGTGCGGTCTTTGTGATTATTGCAGGAATACGAAAGTGCTTACCGGTCCTATAGGTATCTTAGACCTGCTGAAAGATGTGTAAGAGTGAACACCTAATTGAAAGGTGGTGTTATTTGATGGCATGGATAAGTGTTCACAAGGAGGTCATAGGAACAAAGCTGCGCTTGCTGGCGAAGAAAATAGGAGGTTCCCAGAATGAGGCATTAGGTATTCTGGTTCGCTTGTGGCTATGGGCTATGACCGAGGCTGACAGGGACGGTTCCTTGAAGTGTGCGGACAAGACAGATATAGCTGGTGTCCTTGCCAATGGCTTAGCTGAAAATATATCGCCTGACAATGTGGTGGATTCACTGGTTGAAACAGAGTGGCTGGAGTTTGAAAACGGAATTTATTACATACATGATTGGCAGGACTGGCAAAAGCAGTGGTATCAGCTTCAAGACAAGAGAGAATACGACAGTCGCAGACAGCGAGAGTACCGCAACAGACAGCGAGAACTAAGCAGACAGGACAAGCAAGAGCCAGTAAAAGAGCCGGAGCCGGTAGAAGTATCAAAGCCTGAAAAGCCGAAGCGAGGCAAACTTGATTATACAGAAAACTTTGAAGCGTTCTGGAACGTGTACCCACGAAAAGAGGGCAAAGGCGAGGCGTACAAGAAGTACAAGGCAAGATTGAATGACGGTTATACAGAACAGGAGCTTATCATGGCGGCAGAGAACTACGCAAGAAGATGTGCGACAGAGCATACCGAGATTAAGTACATCAAGCACGCAAAGACATTTCTTAGCGATAGCACACCGTTCCTTGATTATCTTCCAAAGGCAAGAGATACAGCACCAGCACCAGCACAGTATAACGGTATCGACGGCTTGCCGTCATCATAAAGCAAAGGCGGTGTAAGCATGGATTCAAACATCACAAAGGCAGTTATCAAAGCAGCAACAGCGGCAAAGGCAGATAAAAACGCAGAGGACTATTACAAAGACGGCGTTCTTGTCTGCGGCAAGTGCCATACGAACAAAGAAAAAAAGATACAGCTTGCCGGGGAATATGTAACGGTTCGCTGTATCTGCAAGTGTGAATCAGAGGAAAGAGAGCGTATCCAGAAGCAGAAAGACTATGAGGAGGAAATGCGACGCATTGAGAGATTGAAAGTTGCAAGCCTCATGGACGCAAAGCTAAAATCAGCCACCTTAAAGACATTCACACAAAAAGAGGACAACCAGAAGTTATACACAATCGTCAAGAACTATGTGGATAACTTTGAAACATTTTATAAGAGCAACAGAGGGCTTCTGTTCTGGGGAACGGTTGGAACCGGAAAAAGTTATGCGGCAGCTTGCATAGCAAACGAGCTTCTGAACCGCAAAACACCGGTAGTAATGACATCATTTGTTAAGGTATTGCAGGTCATTCAGGACAATACCGAAAATGAGACAGAGTTTGTGAACCGGCTATGTGCGGCAAGGCTGCTTATCATTGATGATTTAGGAACGGAGCGTAACACCGATTACGCACTGGAGAAAGTCTACAATGTGATTGACAGCCGGTATAGGACAGGAAAGCCCCTGATTCTGACAACAAACCTGAATTTACAGGATATGCAGATGACACAGGACATCAGATACCAGAGAATCTACGACAGGATTTTTGAGATGTGCCACCCAGTAATGGTAAATGGTACATCATGGCGTATCAATCAGGCAAAAGAGAGATTCAACGAAACAAAGAGGCTCTTAGAGGGCTGACAAGCAAGGAGGAAAACACATGGGATTTAAGAAAGTAGCAGAGCTTGTCATTCAGGGAGTGGAAGACCGGCTGACGGTATCATCAATCCTGATTAAGAACGGCTACACCGTAGGACCAGACAAGCGAAAGCGTACACCTACTGGAAAGACATTGGACTATCTTCTGAATGTGTATGAGGAGGATAGTGGAGCAAAGGAGGGATAGTTGTGGCAATAGAAAAGAAAATATATTCGTCTTGGGCGTTCAAGGAAAACGAATCAGAAAAAGCTCACTGCAATCGTGAAATCTACAAGGAACTTTGCGAAAAGTACAAGATTTCAAGATATAAGGTGGAGAATCCAGATGATTACGACATTATTCTGGATAGAACGCCTGGATATAACCACTCAACTTACAGCGTCATCAAAAATAATACCGAATTGTCACAGTTGGAGCTTGCTTTGATTTGCGACGACGGAAACCTTTGCTTCGGGTATACAATGCAAGGCTCACAATTTTATATCTTTGAAGATTAGGAGGAAATGCAAATGCAGATGACGGATACAGAGATTTTAGTAAAATACAACCGTTCAGATGATAAAAAAGGCATGGTTCAGATTCTGGCAGACTTAAACGGCTGCGATAAAGATACAATCCAGCAGATATTGATTCAGGGCGGCGTTCCTGAATCGGAGTTTACACCAAAGAAAAGAAGAAAGAAACCGTCGCCAGCAGTAAAGGAGCCGGAATACAAAG